CAACATCTTACCTACGTTTATCTGGTTGACTGTACGCCTCCAGTATAAGTTGTACAGGTTGTTTGCTGTCAGTGATGTTGTCTCATAGAAGTAAAAGTCATTCGTGCCAAAGTTAATATCAAAGGTAGGTGTTAACGCATTGTTGAAGTGACCAATCATAGGGTAGTCAGTCAAGCCATATTGACCTGTTGTGCCAAAGTCAACTATGTCAAACGGCTGGCATATCTGCTCACCGCCATCATACAAGATGCGGATGTTTGTGTTGGGTGCTGCACCGTTTATGGCTGGAAGGTATGCACCAAAACTCGTAGAGTAAACTGGAGTAGGTGAGAACAGTAAAGCCTGAGTCTCAACATCCTTAACATATTCATTATCAAAAGTGTATTCTATCTGACCGTATATCTCACCAGTCGCTTGTGTGTATAATTTATTAGCCGTATCCTCATCAGCCTCATAGGTTAGCTTGAGCCTCTTCTTAGTCAAGTCAGGAAGGAACATTAAGTCCTGCCCTCTATCCTTAGCAAGTTTCTCACTCCAGTCCTTCTCAGCTCCTGAGTCATAGTACTCATCCCTATGTCTCAACACAAGGTTGTAGGGGTTGTCAATATCCTGCTCAACATAAAGGTTGTACATCTGTAGTATGCCCTTCACGAAGTCTGACTGCTTAATCTCAACAGGGACATATTGGTTCATTGTCAACGTGCCTCCAGTGATCTGTATGTTGTTGCTTGGCAATATCACCATGTTGATAAAGTTCAGGTCAAGGACTACGTTGACTGCTGCTGGTGTAGCATATGGAGGGGTTGAGTTACGCCAAAAAGCATTGATTGAATATGGCTGTTGATTGCCTACAATACTTGGAAATGTCTTAACCTCAACACCTATATCAAGTATTTGTATATCTCCTAAGTCAATACCATTAGCAACGCCCGTACCATTGTAGGCTACAGGTATGTTAAAGGTATCTGAGAATGTCAACACATTAGTAATACCTGTCGCTAAGAAATTACCAGGTACAGCAGCTATCCATCCAAAAGACCCATATACTACAGCGTTACCACTACCTGCAACACGTACCCTTGCAAAGACTCTATATCTGTTGTAGGTGAATCCAGTAGTAAAGTCCTCACTGTTTACAAGTGCAGCCGTACCACCACTCGTATTGTTCAAATCTATTGTACCACCTATTGTCAAGCTGTACACATAGTGCTCACCTGCATTAGTGTTAGTGCTTATCGGTGTAGTGTACTCTCCTGTAGTAGGATCAAAGATACCCTGTGTATCTATCAGCTCACTCCATCCTGAGTCAATAGCCTCTTGAAACGTTATGTTTTGACCAACCGCCTGCACATTAGTAGTAGTCCATGTGTTGGTTGCCTCAACTCTGTAGTCATCATAGTCCTGGTTGTTCACATCACCGTTGTATGGTATCAGCAACTTATCAAAGTGTGCAGCCGCTATCTCACTCCATGTGTATGTGAAGCCAGCCACAGCGAATATCCTATCCCAATATGTCTTGGCATAGATAGCAGGCTTGAAGTCATTAGCCTGGAACACGTTGGTATCATTGTATGGCATCAGATACTTGTATCCATCTGCCACAGTGTTGTTGAATGTGCCAGCTATAGCAGCAGAGTCAAAGGCATGGTTGAGGTCACTAAAGTCTAAGTCAGTGAGATAGGCATTAGTGATGGCTGTAAAGAACTCCGCTCTGCTATCCTTAATCAATACGCTGTAGGTTACCTCATCCTCATAGCTGTTGTTGCTCTGCACCTTGTTCACGCTCACCAACTGGAGCAATGCCTCATCTAAGATTGGCACACCGTTCTGTATCACTTGGCACTTAGTCAAGGTGTTGATGTTGAATGTGCCTGCTTGGATGTTCACATCGTAGTAATGGCCTAACAGCTCATTGTTGTTCTTAGTGCCATCCAATGTGACAGTCTTTGAGAATGTACCCTTGCGAGAGGATAGGTCTCTGATATCTCCTATGTTGAATGTGATAGGCAGTGACAGAGTCTCAGCAACATCCAGCACCCCTGTTGATAGTACTATCTTAACCATTGATTATGTCGTTGTTTGATAACCTAACTTGTAGCTGTTGTCTAATCAGATGCTTGTTCCTTTCTCTCTGTATGTCAAAGGTGTTGTTCACAACGTTGCAGCTGATGTACTCAGTGCTCTCAGGTACGTGTATGATGCAGCCATCCTCATCATAAAGTGGTTCTCCCTCCTCTGTGATGTGATACACTACATTCTTAATGTAAGTCTGTGGTGATGTAACCAACTGCTGGAAGTACACTCCTGCACTCTCACTCATCCAGTTGGTGTTGAGGTCAATAGTCTTACTCACTTGGGTGTTGAAATTAACAGTCCCTTGTTCATAACTTTTATACTGCCATTGTGAGTCAACCACGCTGCCAGGTACATCCTTGTTGTAGGTCTCTCTCTTTATGTTTAGCTTCTCATAGCTCTTGAGCTGGAAGGCAAAGCTGCTCCATGAACCCATACGGTCAAGGAATAGGATGTGACTCTCAGAGATTAGTATCCTTCTATCTATGTTGATGGTGTATGCTAATGACTTCACAGGGTTGAATATCCCGTCACTGTACCATATTTGGTATGCTTTGGTTGTAGGCTTGACCAATGGAGCAGTGCCACTCACCACAGTCAATGAGCCATAGTTGTTCACACCAACTGCCACACCTTTAATGTAGTCAGCTCCACTCACAGCCTTGTAGAACAGATCACCGTTGTCATTCTCAAAGTACACCCTCTTATTGGTAGGTGCTATGCCTGGGTCCTTAAGGTTGAGCCATAAGTCCTGACCAAGTGTGCAGCTGAATGTTGTAGGCTGGTCAGTGAGCCATTGGCCAAGTACGTTGTCAAGCTCATAGTTAGTCTCATCCCAGTACGGCATATCAATCCATGGCTGCACACCGTTGAACACATACTTATCAAGTGTGCTCACTATGTTAAGGTTGATGGTCTTTCTCTTATCAGCATACTCAACTGAGCCGTTGATAGTTGCATCAGTTACATCAGCCCACAATGCGTTGATGGTGAAGTTAGTTGTGCCTGTGATGGCAATCACTGTATGCAGTCCTTCCACTCCTGGATTGGCCACACCTAAGTCAGCTTGTGTGATGTTCACTTGATCACCTACCTGGAAGGGATGCGTTGCTGTGATGCGAACGTTACCTGCATTGTCAACCAATGAGGCTGTGTAGCTTAGGTCAAAGATATACTCTTCACCAAACTTAATATCGTAGTTATAGTATGAGTTCACAGCATTATAAAAGGTACTGATGTACGGGTTGAAGTCAAAGCTCACCATGTTACTAAGTAGCTTAGATAAGTCCTGCTCACCATTGCCATTGCCATAAGCTGGCAGTGCTTTGTAGTATCCTATCCTTGTTGCCGTTCCTGCCTCAAACACCTCAAAGATGTATCTGAATCCTGCCTTGTTCACATTGGTTGACTTCACTATGAACTTGCACTCATTGTATGCAGGTGTGAAGTCTTGAGGCTGTGCTATGATTGTTGTTGCCATACCTATATTGTATCTTGAAGCGAATCCTGTTAGAAGGCAAGGTATGAGTCATCAGTGTAGTACTCCTGCTTGATGTATGTAGCTGCATATCGGATGGCATCCATGGCATCATCCCACAGCTTGACTGGCTCATCTGTTATCTGGTCACCTATCTTCTTCCACTTGTAGTTCTCATACTCTTTCTTAAGTGCAGGGTGCTCCTCACAGATCACTCCAAAGGTCTTGATGTTGTCTATCCCTTTCTTCACTACCTTGTTGGCATTCTCAATGTAGTAGCCTGCTCTATCTATCTCTGCTATGGTCTCAGGTCTTGAGTAGTCAGCCAGTATGTTGATGCTCTTATCTATGCCTAACTGATCCATCCTTGCGATGAGGTCAGTGGTGGTCAAGTAGCTCTCATAGATCACAGGCTCAATGTAGATGTCCTTATCTCTCCAGTACACCCGTATCAGTGCAGTAGGGTGGTTGTATCCAAAGTCAAGCCCATAGACAAAGGATGTGAACTTAGCAGGCCTATGCTTGACAAATGACCAGTTGCTGTAGATGTTGCTCTTGCTGATGGCTTTCTCTCCAAGTGCGTATATCTGATACTGTGCCTCATCTGTTCTCTTCAAGTCCTCTATCTGTCTCTTGATGCTATCTGGCAGGAACGGGTTGTCCTTGTAGGTTGACTTAATAAGGATGCTCTCCTCAACTGGTAGTTCATACAGCCATGAGTTGCTCTCAGACGGGTTGTAGTCAAAGATTAGCTTTCCCTCTGTCCTCATGTTCAGCTGAGTGAAGTCATCGTAGTACAGCTCATTAGCCTCATTGCACCATGCCAGGTCTCTCTTCCTACCTCTTATCTTTTGCTCATCATCTACTGAGAAGAACTCCACAATAGAGCCATTGTCAAAGGTATAGATGTGCTCAGACTTATTGTGCTTGCTCACCTCGTAGATATCCAAGTCCTTCATGATCTCAAGGAAGTCACGCATCACTGTAGCTCTGAGTGCAGGGAAGGTCTTCCTTATGATGCTCACTACCTTGCCTCTATTCTGTAGGCAGTAGACTATGATAAGCTGGCATAGGCTGTATGTCTTAGATGACCTTGAGCCACCCTCATTGATAATGAATCTATGGTCTGGACTTGTCAGTGCCTCGTAGTTGCGTTCAAAGATTACTGTGCTCTTTATCTCCATAGTGTGCAATAGTTGAGCTATACCACTTAATTAGTAGTATAGTAAGATTTATGTCAAAGATACACTATTTAATAATAGTAACCTTAATATCATTTATAGCCTGACCTTGGGTGGTTGTATCCACTCGCTCAGTTAGGTTGTTTAGTCTCTGAGTGATGGAGGCATTATACTGCCCTGTCATCCCTCCCTCTATCTGATCTTGTCTGATTGCTTCCTCTATGCGTGTGCAGATTGTCGTATACGCTGAATATCTCCCATCCGTATTAGCGAAGTAATCCTGCACTGAACTATTCATATCAGCAGCAAAGCATCTAAAACCTACTTGAGTCATTGGTCTCTCAAGTGGTACAGCAGTTGCCTCACCTGTCTTATTAGAAAGTGAGTATTGATAACGTGGGTTGTTCTTAGTCCATTCTTTGTACTTCTCGAATAGCTCCCACATTGCCTCTGGAGTCTCTATGTGTTTATGCTTTGGCATCAGCCTTTGGTTTGCGTTTCTTCTTAGGCTTAGGAGCGTTCTCTGGTATTGGTGGGTCTACAGCCTTGTACTCTATCACAGTAACCTCAAGTTTATCAGCGCCCTTGAGTTCTGATGGAGATACATATACTTCACCTGGTGCAGTCGTAGTGACTACCTCCTCAAAGATATGCTTAAGTCCTGTTGTGATATAATACTCTACTTTGCTCATATCAAGGCTGGCAATAGATACTGCCTTTGTTCCTGTGTGCTTATTGTAGACCTTGATAGTCTTACCAATAAATTCGTCTTTAATTTTGTAGTTCATTTTGTTGTATTATTATGAATATTAGATAAGCAGCTAATGTTGCACCTGCAAATTTATACAGCAGGTACATGTTCTCATTGAACAGTGCCAGCACCACACCCCATGCGAGGATGTAAGTAATAAGTCCTATGATGTCAACACTCTTCATACCTATATTGTATCTCTTTTATATTTTGTTTTATTTCTCGTATCAGAAAGTATGCCGATGTACTGTTGATGTCAAAGTACTGAGCCAGTGCAGTCTGAGTTGAGTGACCTTTGTCATAGTATGCTTCAAATATAATCCTTTTTATCCTATCGTCCAAGTTGTTCCTGTATATCTCGACCATTGCCTTCTTAAAGTTGTGGTCATTCTCAATTCTTATCTTGTGCTCTATCTCTGTGGGGTCATCAATGCAATCTGTTAGGTACTCCTGTGATCTGTAGATGTCATCTTTCTTAGTCCTGGAGCCTTGAGTCCATATCAACTCATACTTGATCGTGTTGAGTAGGTAGCTCTTAGCCTTGTCTTGAGTCATGTCTGGTATGTTTACTTTCACACAGTGTAGATATGCGTTGTTGATGACTGCATCTGCATCTATTGAGCTTGGTATATTGAGTCGCTTGAGGAAGTGCTTTGTGTATTTGAGCACCTCTTCATAGTTGCGGCTGATATATTGGTCAAGTATTAGCTTCATACCAGGTCAAGAAGTCTTTATACCATACCTTCCTACGTACTCCAGAGCAGAAGCACTCTTTATCACGTACACCTGTTGCCTTCTGTTTGACTGCTCTGAGTTGCACCAGCGAGCTCTTTGTCATTGTCTCCTCCTCTGGCAGGTTGAGGATGGTCTCTATGAGTTGTATATCAGTTTGTTCAAGCATACTGCTGTGAGTGATGTGGCACAGGCCACAGTGAATGATTGTGAGTAGGCTAAGGTTGACCAGAATGAGAGACACTTCCAGCAACCGAGTGCAGTGTGTAGCCAGTCTGGTAGTATCATGGTGTCTATGTAGTCCTGGATAGGCTCGAAGTGGGTGAACCACCATGAGACTACTAAGGGAGTGATGTAATTGATTATCATGGTGTAAATATAGTAATTATTTGAATACAACAAAGGGGAGCTGTTATACTCCCCTGTTGGCTGCCGAGCCTCAGTTGTCAAACGTACTTAGCGTTGTACATATCTTAGTGCCACTTGAGAATAGTATTAAACAGTACTTACCTTGTATCTGTAGAATCTCTACTATCTCTTTCTTATTGTATTGGACTTTGTCACCTACCTTATGTATCTTGCTCATCTGATGGTATTGTATTATCAAGTATCTCTTGAGGGGTGTAATACTGCCCTTCAATGTAGATCATTATTTGTACTAAATAGTTCATTTCATCAAGTAATTAAACACTTTATCATAGAACTTACCTCGTGCCTCACCACCTTGAAGGAAGCGGTGCAGTGTTGCGTTGACTACACCGATATCCTCTGCCATGTGTACAGCCCTGTTTCTGCTGTTTAGCTTGTCTTTAAGCTCACTTCTCATCCAGTCGGTTAGTGTTTGACCTACCTGGAGATAAACGGTCTTAGAACGGGAGGTCATCTGGCATAGGCATTGGTTCATTGACTGGAGATGCTGCCTCACCTTGCACCTTCCATGCATCAAGTGTGTTGTAGTACTTACCATTGTACTCTCTACCTCTCACGTTGAATGATACTGTGACCTCTTGACCTTGACCATACGGTGCTATAATATCCATCTTGTCATTGACTGTCTGGAAGATTACCTCTTGAGGGTACTTGTCTGCTGTAGTGATCACAAACTCTCTCACTGAGAATTTATCTGATATCACTTTGATTGGGTTGATGAGCTTGATAGCTCCTTTCATTGTTAATTCTGACATTGTTGTTGTATTATACTACTCTCTCAGAGAACGCTTTCTCTGGAGTAGTTTGATTTATAATCTCATCAGCTATTTCAAGTGCATGATGTATCATAAGACTTACATCAGACGTCATGTCTGAGCTAATCATTGCAGCCACTAACTGAGTGACAATTTGTGTTCTTGTTTCCATTTGTTATTTGTTATTTAAAGGTTAATAAATTCAATTACTACTAATGGTTGCTCTTCATTTTCTGATTTTATTCTCATTTATTCTGATTTAAAAGGTTAATTATTTCTTGTTTTACTTCTTGATAATATTCAATGGCATTGAAAGTTGTATAAAATACATTGCCATTAGTTAATGTACCAAATGAGTTCAAAATTTCATCCACTGCAATCACTGCTGTTTGCTTAGCTAATTTATCCCAATAGATTTCAACATCTTCTCCTAACTCATCATTGAATATAGAGGCTTGACGTTTTAACTCATCATTTGTAGTCCATGCAATACTTGACTGTAGATTGTAGAATCTATCTACTAACTGTTGTGCTTTTTCTTTTGGTGTCATTACTTATTGTTTAAAAGATTTATATATTGTGAATAGTATTCTGAGCAGTGAATCAACCGTTCCTTAATTTGCTCCTCAAGTGCCTCATCTCTCTCATATCTCACCACTGTGATACGTTTAGCTGGATCTATGTGGTCAACTCTATGGATGGATAGGTTATCCCACTCAGTCAATAGCTCATCGGGTGTAGTGTACATAGTGTAGACTAACTCAAAGGATGGCTTATTATACAGCCACATATATGCCCTACCTTGCCACTCGTATCCACTTGCATCACCTTCTGATGGTGTAGCAGGGAAGGTCTCTAATGACCAGGATGACTTGATGTCAATGATACTGTCATCTGTTATGATGTCACAGCAGCCAGTCATGAACTCATTAGATACTCTCTCTTCGTTCTTAGTGTACAGAGCAAACCTAACTGAGTTCAGTAGGTCAATACCTTCCTGCTCCCAGTCAGTACCCTTGATCATTGGCTTAGTCTTGATCTCTGTGGTGTATCCATAGAAGTCTTGCTTAGCTATCTTTCTAATCTCTGACTTAGTAGTCTCAGATAGTATCTCTGACTTACTCCTTGAGTTGGTCATTAGGTTGCCTAATTGTGATGCTCTCCACTTCATAGTCTTGCCTCCTGTTCTTTAGTTAGTGAGAACTGCTCTCTCAACTTCTTAATTGAGTAAGTGCCTTTCTCCATAGCAGCAAGTGCATCTGTAAGTCGCTCATCAGAGATAGGTGGCTTGGTCGGTGTTGACTTGGTTGGTGCTGGCTTGCTTGCTGCCTCACCATCGTCATCTACTGCTTGTAGTGATAGAGTTGACTGAAGGGTGTAACGTCTGTAGTAAGTGATGGCACTACCTTGCTGCTGTGGGTTCATACCTGCTGGCAGTTCCATGCATGACTCAACCTTTGCACCTGAGTCAATGTCGATTATCTGAGTGCACACACTATTGCCTTGTATAGGTTGCAACAGTAGTAAACCGTTCTCAAGTAAGATTGGCTCAACTGCCTCAATGATTGCATTTAAGTTGGCATACTTAGAATGATGACTTGTAGCATTCTTAGTAACCTTACCGATTGCTAACTTAGCTCTGTGGAGCTTTTGGTGGAAGGACAGTGTTGCCTCTTCGTTTGCCTGTCTGATTTTCTCAGATGAGCTGATTAATTGCTTTTCCATAAATTGATTATTTTCAGTAAAGTTAAGAAAGTTTTGCATATATGACAAATAAAGTTATTAACATTTGTATGTTAGTTCCTCTCCAGTCAGTGCGAAGTAAAGATTTTCAAGTTGATGAACGTATTGATTATTACCTATTCTTAATACATGACCATCAACTTTAATTAGAAAATAATTAAAAAATCCTAACTCAACACCAAAATCACCTTTCATAAATACTCTATCAGTAACTTGTTTGAAACCTAATTTTAATAATACATTCTCATCAAGCTCAAGAGCCTGATAAAAATCATCAATTTCATCATCTAATAAGCTCTCAATATCCTCTAAGTTTATAAGTCCTATCTTATAAGTGCCATCACCTAACTCAATCTTATATGAGTTACCTAATCTAATTTCATGTGAATCTAATGTCATAATTTAATCTATTTCGTTATTTATACCCTTAACAGCACATTTGTACTTCTTTCTCAGATGCTTGAGCTTGACGTTGAACTTTGGCATTTTTAGTTTGATTCTCATAGTAGTTGTATTTCTTGTTTAACATCATACCAATACTGCTCATCATCAACCATGACCAAAAGTCCTGAGTTGAATATCTCATCCACAGCTATCGATGCACAGTACTTAGCTATCACAGTACATAGTATCTCTTCACCACATTCAGTATCACTGTTCATTAGCATTATCCTATAGGTATCAACTAACTCTATTGCCTTATCTTTTGCACTCATATCCCTTCTGTAAATTGTTCATACCACACCACAAACTCATCAAACGTCCTCACAATGATATAAACACCTCCTGCCCGTTCTATAGCAGCTTGATACTGTTTCTGTACATCACTCTGCTTGTCTTTTTGCTTGATCTCTATCTTAACTGACCTCCCTCTGATAGTAGATGAGATGTCAGCAGTGCCTTTCGTACTTTGACCTGGTGTCCACTTGCCAGGCAGCTGTTTATGGTAAGCAATCTCACCTGTGCCGACTTGTATCTTTGCTCCTTCCCTGTACTGACCTTGTGAGCTTATTCGCTCAGCTTGACC